AAGAAGTTTGTAGATTTTTTAAAATGCAATTGCATAAAGTTCAAGATTATAAAGGTGCAACATTCAGCAATATTGAACATTTAGCTATTGAATATGTCGTAGATACGCTAAGACCCTGGCTTGTGAGGATAGAACAAAGTATAAATTCTGATGAAGAATTATTTGATAATGAATATTTTTGTGAATTTGTTATTGATGGACTCTTAAGAGGTGACACCCAAGCAAGATTTGAAGCTTACACAAAAGCAATCCAGAACGGAGTTTACTCTCCTAATGATGTTTTAGAGATGGAAAATAAAAATGGTTATGAAGGTGGAGATAAACATTTTGTACAGCTTAATATGCAGACCGTCGAAGATATTGGAAAGTTGATTGACAATACAAGGGAAATTGTAATCAATGGTACTGAAATTAGGGTAATCCCTAAAGAGGTTAAAGCTATAGAAAGCAGGGATTTAAGTCCAAAACTGATTGAAAAACTGGGTAAAGCTTATAAACCGCTATTTATTAATGCTTTAATAAGGATATTAAAAAGGGAAAAAGTTGATGTTTTAAAGATACCAAGGGATGAATTTACTGGAGATACTGTTAAAAATTACTATAAAAAACATAAAGAATTCGTAGATAAACAAATCAGATCTGTTATTTATGCTTTCATAGAAGGCTTGGGTGCTGAAACCGATTTAAAAGAAAAGGATCTTACTGTATATGTGAATGATTATTCACAGGATTTTGTTGAAAGATACATTGAAAATAATTTACAAGAATTATCTGCAACCCAAATAGAGCAATGGGATTCACTATTTAATGAATGGCTTGAAAATAAACCGGAAGAATTAAGCACAACAGAAATTATAAGAATATCAACTGCATTTGAAAAATACATAGAAAAAATTGGTGGCAATGGAACTCAATAAAGTAAAACTTATCTGTATACAGAGATTTGATTTTGAAAACAAAACTTATTTCCCAGGGGAAGTAGTCTATCAGATAGAGCGTGTTGCCCGAAGATGGGTTTCAAGAGGGCTTGTAAAATATGCAGATCCTAATGCACTGACCAGAAACGGGCTTATAAAACATGAAAAAGTATCGATAGTAATACTAGTTAAAGATGCTCTTGAATATGTTAAAAAGTGTATTGAAAGTTTAAATAGATATACGAATAACTTTGAACTTATCCTGGTTGATAATGGATCAAATGCTGTAACAAAAAAGTATTTGGCAGAGCTTAATTATTTAGATTATACACTAATAACAAACTCCAAAAATAAAGGTTTTTCTTATGGTTGCAATCAAGGAATTAAAGCTGCGAAATATGATTATATCTGTTTTTTAAATTCTGATACCCTGCTTAGTCCTAACTGGCTCGGTAAATTAATGAGAGGATTTAAATATCATAAAGATGTTGGAGTAGTAGGTCCATCAACATGTCATTGCGCTACTATTCAGAGTCCTCAAGTATGGAAGGATTTCAGGACAGCCTCACAACAAAAAGTAAATGAGATTTCCGATATGATAGGTGAGGGATATGTTGAAAATATGGTGGTCGGATTTTGTTTTATATTTAAGAAAAAAGTATTTGATAAGATTGGAGTATTTGATCATAAAAGATATGGGATAGCATGCCATGAAGATATTGATTTAGTTTGGAGAGCTTTAAAAGTAGGTTTTAAATCTATATGGTGCCGGGGATCATATGTACATCATTTCGGAAATCGCACAACAAGAGAAATGGGATTAGATCCTAAAGAAATAAGGTTAAAAAATAAATCGATATTTAATGAAAGAATAAAAAATAACAATTTATATATAGAAAATGATGCAGCAATAGAGAAAATTAAGGTAAAAACAGGTATTATTCCCATCTTAATGATTACTTGGAATCGCTTAGATTACTCAAAACAAGCCATAGAAGCGATATTAAATAATTCAGATTTGCCGTTTAAGTTATTTATCTTTGATAATAACTCAACAGATGGCACTATAAATTATCTTAAAAGCATTAAAGATAACCGTTTAGAGATATATTATTCTAATAAAAATACCGGACTTGTACCTCCAATGAATTGTTTTTTTAATAAATTTAAGTCATATAGATATGTTGCTAAAGTTGATAATGACACAATAGTTTCTAAAGGTTGGTTATCTAAATTAAAATCTGTTCTTGATGAATTTCCGCTAATGGCAGTCGAAGCAAATCATTATTTAATGCTATCTTATGCTATCAATACAAATGATGATTATTATAAGCATTTATTTTCAGTAGATTTTAATGATGGCAAATTATATTTCTCAGATATTGTTGGAGGGACCGGAACCCTTATAAGGAATGCATTAATAGATGAAATTCAGGAAATCCCAGGGACTCTTTCAGGTTGGATACAATATCAATCAAATAAGCAAATACCATCTGCTTTTTACAGTGGGGTTTGGATTGATAGATTAGACCAGATAGGAACAAATAAATATAAGGAAAGTGATTTTCCTGATTATGATAAAGAAATTAATAAATTACGTCCGAGAAAAAAAATATCTTCAAGAACTTTAAGGGAAGACAATTTTAAAGACGTGAGAAAAAGAATGGAGGAATGGTTCAATGCACTATGATACATATAAATACGCAAAAGAAAATAAATTATTAAAAGGATCAGCTATACAGAACCCAGAATTTAGGGAGTTTTTTAAAAATATAAAAATAAAAACTGTAGTAGAGATTGGCACGTTTCGGGGAATATCATCTGCTTATATGGCGCAATTTGCCAAAACAATATTTACTTTCGATATTGAAGATTTCCCTGAAAAATATAAAGTCTGGGAAGATTTAGAAATTAAAGAAAGGATAAATTTTTATCTTATAAAAAATAGCAAAGATATAAGACAGATTTTAAGCAAAATAAAATTTGATTTTGCTTTTATTGATGATGATCATATATACGAAACAATAAAAGAGCATTTTTCTCTTGTCAGTCAATGTGGGAAAGTTTTACTGCATGATGTTGCAAAGTTAAAGAAATTCCCTGGAGTTAAGAAGTTTTGTGATGAAATTAAAGCTGAAACAATAGGTAATATCGCTTACTGGCAAAAGTAAGTTTAAATAAACAATTAAATAACAAATTTAAGCATCTCATTTTTGAGGTGCTTTTTTATTGGAGGAGATATGAAAGAGAAATTAGAAATAAGAACATTCCCTATCGAGATAAGAGCCAATAAAGAAAATCCGAGTCTCATAGGGCATGCTGCTCTATTTGATGTTTTGAGTGAGGATTTAGGTGGATTTAAAGAAAAAATTAGAAAGGGGGCTTTTGTTAATTCAATTCAGGTCGATGACGTAAGAGCCTTATTTAATCATGATTCAAATTATGTTTTAGGGCGCAATACTAAAGGGACTTTAAAACTTAAGGAAGATGACAGAGGACTTGCTATAGAAATAATTCCTCCGGATACACAATTTGCAAAAGATTTAATGATATTAATTGAACGAGGGGATATAAGTCAGATGTCTTTTGGTTTTATTGTGCTTGTTGATGAATGGGATTCTTCAGATGAGAACAATGTTATTCGAACTTTAGTTGAAGTTCAGTTATGGGATGTAAGTCCTGTAACCTTTCCAGCTTATCCTCAAACAGAGATAGGTGTAAATGCAAGGGATATATTTAGTGAATTTCAAACCAAGCAAAAGCAGGAGCTTGAGCTTGTTGAAAATAAAGAAGCCAAGTATCAGGAGAGAAAGGCTCAATTAAGAAAAATTAAGTTAGAAATTATTAAAGGAGAATTACAATGACAGAATTTCAAAAAAGAATGAAGGAAATATCAGAGGCACTTGAATTACTGGAAGTAAAAGAGGGCAGAACTGCTGAAGATGAAACAAGGATAGATGAACTTATTGTAGAGTTCAAAGAATTAAAAGAAAAACATGACAAGGAAGTTGTGAGAAGTACTGAACTGGACGCAATAAGGAAAATTAAAGAAACTCCTGTAAATATGCCTCCAAAACCTGATTTAAAGACAGAGGAGAATCAATTCAGAAGTTTTGGAGAATTTGTTCAAACTGTAAGATTTAATCCTTTCGATAAAAGGTTAATTCTTAAAGAGCCAGTAAGAGATAAAGAAGGAAGAGAACTTTCGGTTGGAACGCCTTCAGCGGGAGGATATCTCGTACCAACACTATATATAACAAATATAAAGATGGTAAATCCTCAGACAACAATTGTAAGACCAAGAGCAACAATCATACCTGCTGGGGACCAGCCTGATCAGGCCGTATCACTTGTAACTCTTGATCAGACTG